AATCATTAAAAGTCGATACGAACCTGCTCTCATTATTTGAAAATTGTACACTTATAGTAAGTGCATCTGATCCAAGCTCAACAGCTGCATTAGTACCATGACCACCAATAGGAGGTATGACTGGGGATACAGATGTGCTGACTGCAACACCCCCGGTGTTACCTCTGACAAGTGCATCGGCGTAAGTATAATTAGAACCTCTATTAATCATAACAACTTTAGAAACAAAGTTATTAACAGTACTGTTAGATGCTATAACGGCATACCCTGCAGCGTCACTACCGTCACCGGTTATAACTATATTGGGTGTTACTAGGTATTGTGAATCCGTGCTTGGTGCTGTTGAAAAGGCGTTGTTTACAGTGATAACGCGAGTTGCAGCGTCATAATTAATAATGGATTTTAATTGCCCACTACCTGTACCAGAATTAATGTAGATAGCACTACCAGTATAGAAGTCGGAATTAGATGCAGCATTTGAGTTTAGTCTATAACTAAATTCACCACCACCGGTAGGAATTGCATCTCTTAAATCGTCTACAGTAAAACTACCTGATAGTACAGAAAGATATCCTGAGCCGGGATTAGAAACTTTTATAACATCAATAGCACCAGAAACTGAATTACCGGATACATTAGCACTAGTTACTACTGGCATAAAATCGCTAGTTGCAAACTTCTCAAACGTTGCCTCTGGCATTCTATACATAAGTTTCCACTTATATCCATCACCAGTTGTAATGAAGTTGCAAGCTGACTCGACCGTACTAGTTGGCTGAACTGTCGATACTGCTCCGTAGTTATTATCTAAAACTTTATACACATAGTAAAAAGACCCAGCATCTACTGCGGCGTAAAACTCCTTAGAGTAAAGCTCTGGATCATTATTATCATACATTGCATATGCAGTATTAGTTGTCCAGTTATGTCTTGGTACTACTAAACTTACGTCTGATGCTTGTATTTTTTTACCGAATACTATTTCTTGATAAGGTCTTACTTGAAACTCTAGATTGGTTTCAGTAGGTGATGGTGTACTATCGTCACCGCCGGTATATGGGGTGTGCTTACTTGCAGCAATGTAGTAAATATTATTAGCAGGCTCATTAAGAGATTCAATAACCTGCTCTGCTACGTGCTTACTAAATGATTTAGAAACTATTTTAGACATATCTTTATTTATTATGAGATTATAATAGTGCGTGTACTCTGTACTGCATCTATATTTACATTGGCTGTTGATGAGGTAACAACCTTACCAAATAGCTTGGTACCGGCGACGTGAAGTACTTGCTTGAGTAAGTCCGAGTATACACTCAAGGGCTTAGAACTCTGTACTTCATAAGAATACTCTTGGTAGTAAACACCATCATGTATATAGTCTGAATCATCTAGTAGACCTCTGGCGTTACTATAGAACCCGGTACCTGTTCCTATACCACCTACATTAACTTTACCTGTACCTATTCTCTCACCATTGATAGAGCTAAAGGTTGCACCTTGATCCTGAATGTAGTGAATACCTGAATCTGTTATGTTTAGTGTCGAAACTGATCCTGATGATGCAACTACGTTTGCAGTTACATTAGCATTTCTACCAATAATATTTGAACTTGTATCGATTAGATCAATAGTAACTATTGCTGTTTCACCTGAAGTCTTGCCTACTATTGTACCCCCCGGCACAAAATCTGTAAATAGACTGGTTCTTTTAACTTTGAGAACCGAGGTATTAGATCCAGATTTTATTTTACCTCTTGCAAGAGTTGAGGAGGTATCGGCTGCAGAATTTTTAATATCCGTAAGGCTCTTCGAAGTTGATCCTTTTAAACGAAATATTTTAAAAGCATTATCTACAGTACTGACAGTAGCACTACCAGCCCCGCTAGTAACTGATGCACCGCTTACCACAAATGAGCCGGTTGCACTCTTAATAATTAAGGTGGTAGTATTTGAAGTAACTATTGTACCAGAAACAGCCCCCTGGGTGGCTGTTGCACCTGGGCTAAACCCGGTATTAGTTGAAACTGCTAATTTAGATGTGGTAATAGTGTTTGAGAATGATCCAGTATTGCTAGTTAAGACTGTTGTGTAATTATTTGAACTAGCATCAAATGTTGATGAATATACAAAGCCCGTACCGGTTACACTAATACCATTATTAGTAGTTACTAACTCTCCTACATCATATAGATTAGATGTATTACCAGAGTAATTATTTGATGTAACTGATACTGAAGGTGTACCAAATGTTTGTTCAATGGTCTCACCAAATGTAAATCCAATATTTTTAGACAATGTATTAATCTCTAAAATAATATCTCTTTTACCATACGATGCAACACTTAATTCTTCTAGAAATATAAATGGTGCAATATTATAATTTTCACCTGGATTTAGACCGGTAAGGCTGGATATAGAGCCTATCGTTTTAGCTTCAAATCTTAACAGATCAAGAATTACTGTTGTGATATCACCTAGTGGAGCTTTAATAAACCCATATGGTGATGAAGGCACAATATCAGCACCTGATCCAGCGCTGGCACCACCTGATGAATTTAAAATAGAGGTTGAAGGTGTTGATGTTATTTTATTACCAACATTAGCAGATAGGTTAACTACGGCAATCACCCCGGACGTATCAGTTACGATAGCAGCATTACCTGCAGTAAAAGATCCTACACCTGTATTACCACCAGTAAATACTACCTTATCGGTGTTGCTATATCCTGATCCTCCTGTAATGACACCTACTGAGGTAAGATACTCATAACCTGAATTAGCTCCAGATAGCAACATAGTACTAAAAGGTACACTGTTGCTGCCCGGACCATCATTATTAGCAGCCAAAGCATCAGGTGAAAGTAATACTAATTCTGAATCAGAAATACTACCTATGGAAAAATCGGCACCAGATCCAGATGATATTAATATAGTGTTTGCAACTGAATTAGAAGTAAGTCCTGTTATTAGGGTCTTAGAGGTTGCATAAAAGGTATTGGTAGTATTAATGATACCAATTGCTGTTGAGTTTGAACCTATTAGTCTACCAGTAGATTTATAGTTAGTATTTGCAGAATAATTACCACCGAGATCGGCTGATAAAAATATAGATGTGTTTACTGTAGGTACTGCGGTGTTAAGAACTGTATTACTTGATGCCCAGCGAGCACTACCGGAAACTGCTTCAAGGGTATAGAGATATCCGTTGCTGGCATTAGTTGGTGTAGCATTAGCAATGTATATTGAATAATCTGAATCGGTGTATGTATTAAGTACGTTAGTATTTGTAAATGTACCTGAGGTATTTCCTACTACTATCACATTTACGTTTGCATAGGTGTGATTTGACTCTCTTGGTATAGCAAGAACTCTTCCTTTTGCCAGTGAAGAAAGCTGTAGTACATAAGCACCTACGTGCAAGCCATTGGCCGCTATCGTGGCGGTGTTAACAGTTAACAGCACCACATTGGAGCTGCTTGTTACTGTACCACTTGCTGTATTAGTGCTACTTGTTCTTTGAGTTACCAACGTACCAGTATCAAAACTCACCGATGTATTAGTGGCAATAAACGCACTGTTAGTATTAAAAACAATTGTATTTGCAAACGTGTTGCCAGATATAGGGTTAATAATTAGAACCGCAGAATTAGAGTCAGTATTCTGGGTTTTACTAACTATAATAGAAACTGCATTGGCATTATTCGTAAGAGTGTCACCGACGGTAAAGTTACCAATTACATTATTTAAACTAAGACTGTAGTTATTTTGCTCTATAGTTTCAAATTGCTCAAAGGTTGTTATAGAGGCGTTGGAATTAGTAAAATTATTAAACGTAATTACTTTTTCTGATATTGTAGAATTGGCTGTAAGTGAGTACCCCCACCCGCCATCTACTAAAGTAAATCTAACTAATCCAGTTTCAGATTCAACACCTGTAACAATTGCCTTACCCTCGACTCCAGTAGAAGAGACTATATTAACTTCCTCACCTCTTGTAAACCCCTCACCTGCTTGTGTTATGTCAATAGAATTAAAAGAACCAAATACCTTTGGTGCGTTTTCAACTATACCGTCAGTAGTAATAATATCACTAATTTGAAACGCACCACTTATGCTACTTAAAAATAACACATCAATGTTCTTACCTTGAATGTTTCTGGTAACAACATATTCTACGAATGCAGTCGCACCAGATCTTGATCCGGTGATTTGCTTACCAGCCATGCCAGCGGTCTTAATAGTTGGTGTTACTTCTAAGTATTTTGGAATATACCATTCACCGTCTGAACATCTAAAAATGTCATCACCAGGTGTATAGACTTCAATTTTAATACCGTATACTAAACTAAAGAGAAGATCTAAGGATTGCGGCGACCCTTTGGATTTAAATATATCGTGAGCTGCCTTTACCAGATTTCTTCGATTAGATAGTGAATCAAAGTTAACCCCCTTAAGGTACTTCTCCTTAAAGTAAACAATATATTCTTCTACTGTTCTATCGATATCTCTATACTCAGGCAATGATCTAGAATGATAAAGAACCGCCCCTGCTACATTAACACCATTAACCTCATATGTCTTTGTACTAAGCCACTTATAGTACTCTTTAAGGAAAAGTACAAACAATGGACCCTCTTCCTGATAGAAACCAGGAAACTGGGAGTCAATCAGTGGAGTGATTACTTTTTCAATTTCTCTCATAGCTTAATGGCTTCAACGCTTGCTACTATATCACCATCTTCGATGATAATTAATTGATTCTTAGTTGAGCTGATATCTTTTATCTTTGGTGTTGCAAAAAGGTGGACGTAGGCTCCAGAGGCTGGAGTATAAGTATCGATGTTAAGTTTTGACAGAATGACCTGGCCCTTGGAGTAGTCCACCGTACCAACCCTGTTAACAACTGATTGAACGCCTGTAGCAGACGTAGTGTAAAGATTCAATATCCCTGCCCCATCATCCATAATAAAGACTGACTTACCCTCCTTAGCCATTAAAGTGCTTCTAATGGCAGGGATTGTAGCTCGAATGGATTCTTCTAAAGAAATTACTATCTCAGACGTTAACTCAAAACCAAAATCAATTGCAGCACTGTAGTCTTGACCTGTAGTTGGAATAAATTTCTTATAAGGCTTTACCTCTAAGTCAACTCCTAGTACACTTGGATGACAGTTATTAATATTCTCAATTAATTTACTGCTACGTAAAGTTTTCTTAAATCCGTCTAGGTATGTTGCATTATAGTTACTGATTGTTGTCTCTACTAGAGTCTTAATATCAGATATACTTTGATTGGTCACATTGACATTATATCGTACTGATGTGTCAACTTCAACGTATAAGAAATCAGGATCTTCAACAACTGGATCAATAGATACCGGAGATCTCAGTTTAAGAAACTTAAAATATCTATCCTTATCTAAATCTGATACACCATCAGCCCCTACCAGATCTACAGCTATGTAAACCTTACCATATACTGGTGGGTCTCTATCCTCACCACCGTAGGCTGCTGCACCTGCAATCTCAGGAAAGTTAGTAGTTAAGAGAGTCTCATAGTCGGAGGCTGTAACCGCTCTTTCCTGATTTTGGTAATAGCGTGGAGCATTTAATTTAATGCTTTCAATGGATTCATTAACAGCACCTCCAATGGCTGATGCCACTGTAGTAATAGTAGATACGTTTGATTGACCTTGAATTGCTCCATCAATATTAAATGTACGTGCACCGTTAGGTAATTCACCGTTACCGGCGAGATAGTTAACTACGATAGTTGAACCACTCCTTGGTGTTCTACCCTTTACGTTATCTCCAAATATGATTTCATATTGGTTGTTCTCGGCGCCCTGTACGAAGAATGCTGAGGTATCAGCATTAACCCCGAGGAAGGAGGTGTACTTTGAATAACTCACTACATTAGCACCATTATTTTCAATTGAATTAACGGTTAGGAATCTTGTGTCAATGGTATAGTTAGATAGTACGAAGCGTTGGGATGTATTAGCAGCGTCATAAACGTATGAATCTGTTAAAAAGTTACCCTCATATACATCTAACGTGATAGGAATGATATTGCTGCTATTAGCAATAAACGTTTTATTTTCTACAGTTGCAAATGAGAAGTTATTACTTCCTACTTTAGCAGTAAAGGTCGTGCCCTTTGGTACTACTACTACTGCTATGTTTGCTGACGATGGAGTTAATCCAAAGGAGATTTGTGCCTGGGCTGACCTATAACTTCTAGGTACATAATTAAGCTCCTTGGCATGAGATATAACGCTATCCCTAATGATAGCAGAATCTAAAAACATCTCACTGGCTACCATGTTTAGATAGTAGGAGTTGAGATAGGTGTTATAAGACAGGATGTCCAGCATCTGACTTATGTTTGAACCATCAAAATCATAATCCTTAAAAGGAGAATCCGATCTTTGCAGATAGCTTCTTAAATTTTGTTTTATAGTGTCGAAATCGACATCTACTAGACTTATACTAGTATTTGACATTACCTTACCCTGTTAAGAATTAAATTGAGTGTGATAGGCTCAGTAGTATTTATTGTGGAGAAAATAACCGATACGCTGTATGCATTATCATCAGGCATAGCAGATACTATAACCTCTATAAGCTTTGCACGTGGTTCAAAGTTACTAATAGAGGTTTCAATATATTCACGTAATAGAGACTCTGTTACGGATGATACATTTTCAAACAGCAACGCCCTTATGTTGCTACCAAAAGTGGGATTAAAAAATCTTTCACCTCTATTAGTTTGAATTATGTTCTTGATAGATCTCTTAACCGACTCTTCGTTAACGTGTCTAATAAGATCTAACTTATCTGGATGTATGTCAAAGTTGGTGTAGATATCAGAGTACGTTTCTCTGACACTAGTAGTTCTTACACCTAAATTGCCTGTTTGTCTAATTACTGCCATATGTTAATCCCCGATGAATACTGTGCCTGAGCCAGTCTCAATTATGTTTGTGCCAGGTGAATTAGTATCAAAGTGACTACCGGTACCATCGTCCCCTGTATCTGCCGTATCGCCAATTCTTGCCGCGCCCATTGTACCGTAATTAATATTGACTGTTTTGCCATTCATAACTATATCTCCGGTTACGTTAAGAGTATAGTTACCGTCAACCTGAATATTGACGTTACCTTTTATGTAAACTTCTCTGTTATTGGCAACGATCTGAAAGTCATCATTATTAACCTTGGTTATCATTCTACCATCTTGGTTGATCTCAACATACGTACCGCTTTTATGGTATATGTGAAGTCTTTCTCGGCCAACGGTATCATCTACCTCTATTACATGGCCACCTTCAGTTCTCATAACCTTGTTATAAGGATATTTAGCGGCGTAAGAGGTATCTGGCTCTGGGCCTATAGTAGTTTTTTCAACTCTATTAGTCTCCCTGGCTTCATTTGAAACGTCATGATTTAATATTTGATTATTTGGTATGCCTGCAAGAGAACCCATAATGATCGGCATATTACCGTCATTACCATCCATAAAGAATCCGACGACAGTTGTGCCTACTCTTATGCCTGTAGGTGATACTCCTATCTTATCTAAGTTAGAATTGTTAACTGTATTCATAACCTGTGCCCAAGGGAGCTCATCGGTGCTGGTTTTACTCTGACTTTCAGAATGCAAGTTGTAAACTCTCACCTTTAGACGCCCTAGCATGAGTGGGTCATCCCGGTCTTCTACCACGCCTACAAACCATCTGAACCCCTCTTGGCCAAGGTTTAACGTTGTCATGCACCTACTCCTACCCTGTTACAGTCAAACACTATACGGTGCTTAAACTTATTCTCTTCATAAACAATCATATGTCTTAATTTAGTAATAAGATAGTTACCTGAATATCTGTTATCATCATTTTTCTTACCCGTAGTACCTGAAGTATCTGGTAACTTTAGTTCAACCATATCACCTACCGAAATGTAGTTATCACCGTATACCATACACCTGGTTACTGCTTGGTTAAATAGTTTAACAAATGCACGTCTATAGCCCAGTAAGTCAGCGATAAAATCCTCACCTCTACTACTATCCTTTGGCGCAAACATATATGTCGGTGCACCTGATAGAGCCTGATCTACTAGACCAGACGAATTGGGAATAGAGGAACTACTATCACTATAGATAAACTTACTTGCCTGT